TGTGTGGTTGGCGATACATGCGTATGCACTTTCGTTTCCACATGTGTTGGTGCCGCAGTAGTTGTAGCAGGGTGTGTCGTTGGCGATACATGCGTATGCACTTTCGTTTCCACATGTGTTGGTGCCGCAGTCGTTGTAGCGGGGTGTGTCGTTGGCAATACATGCGTATGTACTTTCGTTTCCACATGTGTTGGTGCCGCAGTAGTTGTAGCAGGGTGTGTGGTTGGCGATACATGCGTATGCACTTTCGTTTCCACATGTGTTGGTGCCGCAGTCGTTGTGGGATGTGTCGTTGTTGGAGGCATCGTTGTTGGAATCAGTAAAGTATGTGTATTTGGATTCTTCTTTCTACAGTATATAACAGGATCTGAATTTGTCTCCGTCCACAACCATTCAGCATTCAATGTTATAAAATATCTAGGAGTTTCAAACATTTGAAAACTATTATTCTGATAATTTGCACCATAAGATGTCGAAACATTCCAGTCACTATCGTCATAATCATATGTAAACCAGTTTGACGGAGGAGTCTTCTCCACAGTTTTTGAAAAATCTTTGCACTTCCATTCATCGTATTTTGTGTAGTCTTTACCATCATTCATATCCATAATAAAACCATTCGGAAATACAGGATATTGTCCGCCCATTCCATTAAATGCTATTATCTTTGGCTCATTCTCGCGTATTACTGGATAATATTTTTTTGTATCATTCCATTCCGTTACCCCATACCTTGGATCATAGTTTTCCTTATTACCTTCACCCACATATATGCCATCTACATAAAGTGTAAATATACATTCACATGCAACATGTATTGGATACTTTATACCCTCAGAACTTGCAACAGCATTAATCGGTATTGCATTAACTGATGTATTATATAGTCCAATAAATAATACTAAATTAAGTAATCCTATATTACCGTGTCGAGTGTTCCACATTAACATTGTATATACTTATAACATATTTTTTAATTATATTTATATCAATTTTATATAGTCATTAATATACATATAGTTTTACAGTACTTACGGTAGATAAATAAATTTAAAATTTATATAATAATTATATGATAATCTTAGCATTATTTTAAAAATATAAATCAAAATTATAGCTAAACTAATATTATCCTATTTATAGTTATTTAATAAAATTGATTTACAAATATTACATAATATTATATATAACAGTAATTTTTACTACCTCGTCAAGACATCAACTAGTTATAGTCTGCAGTACACATGTCCGAAGATAATACTCCTATGCCATCAGAAAATAGTATTCCAAATGAAAGCACGGAAAACAGTATCCTCGAAAAATATCGCCACCGAACGTTAATAAATAAAAAATATATATTTGAAAAAAAAATTGGATCAGGCAGTTTTGGTTCTGTTCATAGAGGAAAAAATGTTATATCTGGCGAATCAGTCGCAATAAAGTATGAAGCAACTACTGCAAATATTACTACATTATTATGGGAATCAAAAATATTAAATCATTTATCTGGCACGCCAGGTGTTGTAAAATTGCGTTATTATGGAACAGAATCAAATAAAAATATAATTGTTATGGATTTATTTTCTCATACTCTTTGCGAGGAAGTAGCAAAGTTAAAAGAATTATATTCAAATGAATCAGTGGCAATTAAAAATTCAGATACTAATGCAGTATTAACGACGCAAAATAGTAGACAAAGTGAGCATGATTTATCTCCTTTACATTCTCGATCACCATCACTTATATCTCCGCCATTACCTCACAATTTACTGAATGATTCTGATTATAATAAAAATAGCAATGATACTACTGATGCGTTGTCTAGTGGAGATGCTGTAAAATATTATTCAACAAATGATACAACACAGACATCAAAGTCGTTATCATCATTGTCATCATCGACACAACAATCTGCTACAGTTGATACAGGAAATAAAAATGAAATAAAACCTTACATAAAAGATATTACTAATTATCTAATATCCATGCTAGAAATTATATGGCGCATACATGATGCTGGTATAGTACATAGAGATATCAAGCCAGAAAATTTTATGTTTAAAATAATGGGTGAAGAAAAAAAACTACACATTATAGACTTTGGGCTTTCACGATTTTATATGAAGGGAAATAACCACGTTGAAAATACCAACAATCGTTCAATTGTTGGCACGATAAGATATATCAGTCTCAACATACATGAAGGTGATGTATATTCGCGTCGCGACGATATAGTATCAATAATGTATGTAATTATTTATCTAATAAAAGGAAAGCTGCCTTGGATGGGTATCGTGGCAAAAAAAGGAGACAATCGTACAAAAGAAGAATTGGTACATAGCGTAAAATCAAAAGTTACAACCGCAGAATTATGCGAAGGTATTCCTTATTTATTTAAAAAATTACTAGACTACTCTTATACCTTGGAATTTGATGAAAAACCCGACTATTCTTACATGATAAGGCAATGCAAAAATTTAATTAAAATATTATAATATAAAATAGTAAATCGCGCGATAAATACGATTAATAGTAAATATTATTAATAATAAATATTTCTCAAAATATACTTAAAGCCACCACACATATTATAGTATCAGTCATTACAATGAGTTCTGCGAGTTCTTCTGTTACATCAGCCCCTGTTCGTCTTACTGGGCGCGTGAAGTGGTTCAATAACAAGACAGGTTTTGGGTTTATTTCGGTTGTTGGTGGCAACGACCAGTTCAAAGATGCTAGCGAGGTCTTTGTTCACCACTCGGCGGTCACGGTAAGTCAGGAGCAGTACCGTTATTTGGTAGAAGGTGAGTATGTGGAGTTTTCGGTTGTAAATATGGAGTCAGGAGAGCATAAGTTCCAGGCCGGAGATGTTCGTGGCGTCAAGGGAGGAAAGTTGTTCTGCGAGACGAGACACGAGCAGCGTGCGTCACAGGATCGCACTGGAGGCGAAGGTGTAAGTAGGCGTCCTTCTAGCTCTCACGGTCGTGGTGGTTATTCTCGCGGAGGTCGCGGTGGTTATGATCGCCGCGGAAGCAGCCGCGGAGGCGAATGGATGTTGGTTCGTCGTTCTCAACAAGACACTCGTGAGAGTTACCATCGTCCTCGCGGTGAGCGTCCTGAGCGTCATACCGAGAGACGCGAGCAGTCAGCACAAGATGCGCCTGTTCAGTCCACTCCGAAGGCATCTCATCCTACAACCAGTAGCGAACCTAGTGCAGTTCCGTCAACTCCTCGTGCCCCAAAGAAGCCTCGTCAGACCAAGCCTACAGCATAATCATTTCAATAATTGATCATGTATATAAATATATTTATTTGTTTATAAATATATTTATTTGATTATAAATATATTTATTTACAATTTTGTAGTTGTCTAATATTGTTATATTAATTAAACATAAAAAATATAAATTTAATTTTAAACAGATGAATTAACTGATGTTGTTGTTAATATACCCGATGATGGAAATGTTCCTCCAGGTGTTGTAGGGGATAGTCCATTCGCGAGTTCAATGCGAGTGCGATTATAATTAAGAATGTATGGATTAGCAGTACCCTGCCATCTTGTTTGACCAGCAATTGCTACTCTTGTTGTGGTACCATTATTAAAATTAATATAAAATGTCGAAATTGGTGAAATTGTCATATAATTGACTGCACCCTCAGTATTACTTTGACATCCACCGCTATTAACTGTAAAAGATGTTTGAGGAAAAGGTGTTGGTGCACCAAGAGGAGGTTCAGGTAAACAAGAAAAGGAAAAACTTGCGAAACCCGATGTTGTAATGGTAATATCTTGAATTGTTTGTCCTGTAGGCCAGTATGTACTGTCTAATGATAAAGTACCTGTTTGTACCTCAGTCTGAATAGCACCTGTTGCTGAATTTCTCCAATTTGTTACGTATAAAATATTAAACGTATATACACCAGCTACTTGAGATAAATCTACTCTGCTATAAATATTAAGCATATTACCTGTATGTGTAGTATCAATTGGACCATTTCCTGTTCCATAAGGTGCACCAGGGGCAGGGCCGCCCATACTGTATTTTACTTGTAAAATACTTGTCATTGTATTATTTGTATTATCTCTATAAAGGTCGTTAATAGTCCCACCCAATGAGATGGATTGGTAATTGTAATCCTCAGGACAAGATTTCACACGAACTCCCCCTGCCCATTGAGCGTATAATGATTTATTTGAATCCATTACAATAGATGCGTTATTTGAATAATTTATCCCTGATCCATCTGCTACTGTATTCCATCCTAAAAAAGTGTAACCTGATTTAGCAATTGGGGCTAGACTAACAACGCTTGTACTTGTACCAGAAGGATAAGATGTAGCTGATGGAACAGTTCCAATTGTATTTCCATTTCCAAAATATGTAAGAGTATAAGGTGTTGCTGATGTATCAACCCACTGAGCATATAATGTTACATCTGCGGCAGGCATTGTAAAACCATTACTTGTAATGGGATATGCTGTTCCTAAACCATTGGCTGCGGTATTCCAACCATAGAAAGTAAAACCTGTCTTAGTTAATGAACCCGTATTACCAGATATTCCAACACCTTGTCCACTTTTATAAGGAGCTGTTGCTGGAACTATTCCACCTGTGCTTCCATTGCCATTATAAATAACTTGATAATCGGTTCCAGCTGGATTGTACCATTGAGCATATAATATAGTATCAGCATAAGGCATTGTTAAAATATCGGTAGTATCATAATATGTACCTGTTCCCCCAAAAGACGCTGTATTCCATCCACCAAATAAGCGGTTCGTGCGTGTAAATCCACCTTGGCCTAAAACTGTTACAGAGGCTCCACCTGAATATTCTGTAGTTGGGGCAGGAGCTGTACCTGTACCACCATTTGCGTTATATGTTAAATCATAAATTCCAGATGGTGGAATAGGTATCCATTGTGCGTAAAGTGTTGTATTCGCATTAATTGTAAATGTGGTGTCAACAGGATAAGAAGTTCCAGTTCCACCAGAATTAGTATTCCAACCTTCGAATGTGTATCCTGCTCTCGTAAATGAATTTTCTAGAACTGTGACAGTTGAGCCAGCAGTGTATGGGGAACTGAAATCATTTAGAGTTCCCGAACCACCATTACTATTGTAACTCACAGTATATGTGGTTGGAACTAGTGGCGTCGTAGTAACTTTTTCTGAACAGCACACAAATGATGCGCGCCTTTTTTGAGCGCGTCTAACCGATGCATTTAAAGCGCCAACACCGGAGCCATAAACATATTTCGTGTTTACGTCTGCAGGAACTCCTAAAATAAGACCGAATGGAGGATTCTTTCTCATTATTTTTATTTATACTTTATGGGTTATATTTTATTTTATATTATTATAAAATAAAATATAATTAATTTGTTACACACATAACAAATTAATTGTAGTATAATGCTTTTTAAATATTATTATCTTTTTCTAGTCATCATCATTCGTCTAAGTTTTTGTTTTCTTGAAAGATATTTACTTCGTTTTTTTAAGGAGTATTTTTGCCCAGGAAATCTTAAAAGTCTAGCAGATTTTTTACACGTAAATTTACCATGACGAAGACCTTTTCGTCGAAAAATAGAGTCAGTACAAACTCCGATTGCTTTTGATTCTTCCGCATCACTATCTCCCATAGTTTCATTGTCCGAACTTTTGACTTTTTTAATACACTTGCATAATTTTTCAGCTAATATTTTTTCCGCTTTAGATTTTATTATTTTAGAACTATCTGTTGGTAAAACTGGTATATCATAATAATTTAATATTTTTATGTAGTCATTTTTTTTTAAAAGACCCATTATAACACTGTTATACTTAAGTTATATTAAAATTAGATAAAAATATTTAAAATATTATATTTAAAATCATATATTTCAAACATAAAAATATATATTCATATTTTATATTGTTAAATGCCTAAATTATTAAATACAAATACTGTTACAAATATAAATACAAAAACAATTAAAAAAAATAAAAAGGTAGTAGTATTTGATTTAGATGAAACACTCGGATCTTTCTCGGAATTAGGCTCATTTTGTACGTTACTCGATGACTATTTTAACAATTCAAATAAAGCATATAGTATATTCAATGAATTATTAGACTTGTATCCTGAATTTTTACGCCCATATATTACAAATGTTCTGAAATTCCTACTTCAGAAAAAAAAAGATAACCTATGCAAAGCAGTAATGATATATACAAATAACCAAGGAGAAAGAGCATGGGTTGAACATATTGCACGATACTTTGAAACAAAACTAAAATCAAAAATATTTGAACAAATCATATCAGCATTTAAAATAAATGGTAAAATATTCGAAATAAATCGCACTACACATGATAAAACAGTTGACGATTTTTTTCGATGTACAAAACTACCACGCGATGTAGAAATATGTTTTGTAGATGATCTGTTTCACCCCAAAATGGAAGATGATAGTGTATACTATATACACGTACGAGGATATAAACACTATATCCCATCTACAGAACTTGTTGATCGTTTTATAAATTCCCACTTGTCAAAAGATATAACAAATAAAGATGATTTCCGTAAATTTATGATATCTAATTTAAAATATAATATTACCGAAAAAAGTAAAGAAGAACAAGAAATGGATGTGATTGTTAGTAAAAAAATGCTAGAACATATGAAAGAATTTTTTGATAAAGATGCAAATGATATAGATGACCACAACCATAAAGACCTCATCAATAAACAAAATTTAAAATTACATATTAAACCGAAATCATTCAAAAAAAATAAATTACTAAAAAATCTTAAAAATAAAACAGTAAAAAACCGATATTAGGTTTAACCGGTTTAAAACATGTTTTAGTTTGATGCTATAGCATCTGTGGACGCACTAGCTGCCAACAGTGCAACTTTCGCTTCAACAAGACGAAGATGTTTTTTTGTCTTTTTGTGGCAATTCATGTTAAATAACTGAACCTCACATCCACACTCACACATAACTTTCGTCTTGGCTTTTGCAAGAATTTTCTCACGCTGTTTCATATAATAGTCCTTATTGTAGTCCTTTATTATCTCACCTCGTTCTTTGTTATATTTTTTCTGATATTCAAGTTTTTGTTCGCGATGTCTATAATAATATTCATTCAGCTTATCCCTGTCGTTTGTTTCATTGCACTGCACCTTTGCAGACTCTTCGCTTTTGGGCATTTTTTTCAAACCAATTTTTGGTTTTGTAATCATAGCCACACTAGGTGCAGGGGCGGGAACATCCGTATCGCTAGTTTCATTCGTAGATGTTTGATTATAATTATTTATATTTATTAATAATATATTCTTTCCTTTGTCATCGGTGCAATCATCCTTTTCAGCTTCGATTTCATTGCGACTCGGCACAATCATGTTGTTATTTACATTTTCCTTTTTCAATTTGAAAACAAGACGTTTTTTTGCATGATTTTCTTCTACCCCTGAGTTGTTTTCAACAGAAGGTACATTGTTCATGTTCAGCATCGGCATCTTGAGATGGGTTTGATTTATATTTTTCTTGTTGTCATACATTTACATCTAACGTCATTTTTCGTTTCAATTTTCAATCCAAGAAAAATATAAATTATATATATATAATATAAAACCTATTTATTAAAAATTATGCTACTAACTACTGTTAATAACTATAATGAAAATGAGTACACACCAATCGGACTAGTAAGAGGAACAATAGTACATTCTGTTTCTTTTTTTAGAGATATTTTAGGAAATATAACCGGTATACTTGGAGGAAAAAATACTGCTATAAATAAAAAAGTAGACGATGTTTATGAAGAAGCAGTAAAAGAACTCGAAAAATACACTAAAGAAAAATATCCTAGTGCGGACGCAATTGCAGGTATAGAAATATCCCTTACTGAAATGCGCGAATTTTTTATATGCGTTGCAACAGGGACAGCACTTCGCAGACGATCTTCTGGTGCAAATATACAAAGCGTACGCCGAGGAGGAGGAAGAAAACGTCGAGGAACACGCTTACATAAATATAAAAAAAATAGCACTATTAAGAAAAAATAAAAAATAAAAAATAAAAGATAAAAAACATACATAAATATTTATCTATACATCATACCTATAACTTTGTATATGAACGACCAATATATTTGTCAAGCTTCCCCAAAAATATTGCACCTGATTTTTCATGTCGCTCTTGAATCTCTGCATTCAGAGTCACATCGGTAACAAGCACTTTTTTACTCCCTTGATACCAATATGTATATGCAGGAGGAGTCATCGTACGCCCCTTGAATTTATGCACCACCGTTTTACCATTTTGCGTTTTGATGCGTTCATTTTGTATTTCATCGGAATACCATCCATAATAGTAACAGTCGTCCGCACGATCTTTACTAAGATCATCAACTCTCGTAATTGACTTTACCTGCCTTGACGCCTCTGCTTGAAGCGCGGACAATAGACTCATGTGATTCTTTAACTCACTTTCCAACATTTGATATGTGTGTGCCTTTTTAATGCTGTATATGTTATTATACTATTTAATAATTTCAATTTTTAATTTATGATAAGTACACAAATTAAAAATACTAATATAGATTATTGATCTTGTTGTTTCGGTTGTTTACTTCTCAAAAAACTAAATATATTACCACTACTACTCATCTTACTACCGCTACCACACCCGCAACCACCACCACTTTGCCTGCGTTTACTCATTCTACTTGTCTTTGTCTTTCGCATACCTTTACGTCGCCTATACATGCGTGAACTGAAACGCTTTTTACTAGTGCGTCGTATACTTTTGCGTCGGCGCTTACTGCTACCTCTACCACCACCACCTTGATGACCAGTAACATTTGATCTTTTTTTTTCCGTATGCTTTTTTGCCCCACTGCTTCTATTCTTCTTTTCCTTTATCCATACCTTAATATCTCCATGAGTACGACTACCATTATATACTTCAGGCGAACTATGATTAGACGGATGCAAGTATAAAATAGTAGGAAAACCATTTACATGTCTACTTACATTAATGTGCTTATTAAATCCCTCCACTGCTGCTCGTTCAACTGCTCCTAAAATCATTTCTTCTCCTATTTCTTCTTTTAAATCATTAATTGCACTATTCCAATGAGGTTTTATCATATTACAAGGATTACAGCCATTCATATAAAAAAGAACAACACCATGTTTACCCTTTAACGCGGCAATATCACTATCTGATAAAATAATAGGCGTATCTTTGTCAATCATATTTTAGTCTATATGTCTATATATTAAATTTAGACAATATTTTTTTCTAACGACAAATATTTATTGCACATATAATTTATATAGTATATAATATATAGTATATAAATGTATTCAACAAAATTTATAATATTAATTTTATTTGTAATATTTACATATTTTGTATTAAATTATACATCTGCGGGTTTCAAAGAAGCACTAACAATGTCCTCTTCCGGGGATACTTCTTGTCCAAATATTCTTATACAAAAGGGCGCACAACTATATTTATATAACTCTAAAAAAACAATGGTACCAGGCGTAAACCCAGTTATTTTTAATAATTTAGAGGAATACGCAGAATTCCTACAATGGCAACGTTCTACAGGCTTAATATGTCCTGTTTTATTTTTACAACAATCAATGGATGCACAAGGAGGAGAATCATATAAAATCCGCCCGGGACCAATGGATCTACAAGGCGGTTTACCTCCATCAAGACCAAGCAATCGCAGTGCACCACCACAAATTATGCCAAATGTTACTAAACTCCTCGACGCGTCACGCGATGATCCACCATATAACGTAAATTCGTATCCAGGATATGACGCATCAAATATAGACCAAGGTGAATTTACCCCAGATATGATGCTAGACTATATTGCACAAACCACTGGTTTAAGCCCAAACCCAATGGATCCAAACTGGGGTGGTGCAGATTTTACACAAGCATTAATCGACGCTGGTTATTATAGAGATAATAATGTAGCAATATCCGTTAATAATTAATTAATCGCCACTGTTAGTATTCACGAGAAACTTTTTAATATTATCAACGCATGTTTTATTAATCTTTCGTAATGTACCTTTTTCGGTTTTTATCATAAACGTGTTTAAACAATTTGCATCTTTATCGAGTTGATATAAGAGATTTTTTATTGTCTTATATTCACGCATGATTTGTGTTGCTATTTTTGAACTTATTCCAGGGATACATGATAACATTATTATACTTATATTATCCGGCGTTATATATTCATTCTTTTCCTTATGACTTTTAAATACGCCGCAATATTTTTCATCCTCATTATCATCAGACTTACTCTCGCTTTCTTCTAAAACTAAATTTTTGTTTTGTATAACGGAATTTTCAATCGAACTATAATACGCTTTTCTATTTTTATCAATACTACTAGTTTTTTCATATTTGTCCGCAAAATATACAATAACATCTGCTGTCTCACATATAGAATTTGTTCTCATTACAGAAAATCCTTTATAATACATCAGCGAGAACATACTACTTATAAGAACTTTTTTCATTATACGACCTCGCTTCTCATTATATCTTTCAATATCTCCTTCAATAATATAAACAATATTATGATTATGTATATTTTCTTTATCTAGTCTAAATGATTGTTCATTGTATCTCCCATCTTTAATACTTGCAGCCAAGTCATACAATGTTTTTCTTTCAAATATAAGTATAGTATTTCCCAAATTATCTTCTAATACAACATCTCCTATTGGGAGCTGTATTTTTTTTATTTTGTGGATTTTCTCTATTTCTCCCGCGTCTCCTGCGACATCTGTATTCGCATCACCTACAACATCCACATTTTGAAAAATATGCAAAGGTACTAAACATCCATTATTACGCAAGTCTCCACGTATAGATTTAGATGGTGACTTATTTTTTACAACAGTTTTTGAATTTTTATTACATTCTTCCTCTTCTAAAATAGACATTGCTTCAACGCGTCGTTCAATAAGTGGTATCAAATCACATTCTCTGTTATCGAGTTTTATGATCATCGTTACACAAAGCTAATCTAAAATAAACTGGTTAAATGTAAATGCTAGTATGAATAATATAACAGTGCGTTTCTAAATTGTTTATTCTATTTATTTAATAAAATGGAATAAACTTGTATAAACTTGGGTTATACACACCCAATAATAAAGACCTTGTTACAAAAGAGGACCACCATTGCGAGGTGGGTTATAGTACTGTCTAAAGTTAAACAAATAGTTAGCATTTAATGCAGGTACAGCAATCTGACTTCTTTGTCCAAAAGGAATCATAAAACCAGTTGCAGATGGTTGTGCACCTCCTTTTTTAGTGCCACCACCATTACGCGTATTTGCATAAAGACCATCGGCGGATCCCGGTCCGCTAAACAATACTCGCCGAGCCATTGCCGATCTTCCGTTTCTACTGCGTTGTCCGTTTCTCATATTTACGATAGAATTATATAATCTTGTAATATTATATTTCAAGATTATACTAAATTATATATTAATAATATTAACAATATAGAAAAATATTAAACAAAAGTTTGATTACCGCGTCCGTAAAGTCTTCCAATACCGGGAGATGAATGCATTCTTCCAATACCACCGCTACTAGACTTGCTGTTAAATATCAAACCATTCGCCTTCATATATGCAAAACCAGCTTTGCATCCAACAGGAATGCAAAAGTTACAATAATTTGTCTCACGCTGATACACGCTTACAATGCTTGCAGGAACACCAACAGTAGGCGGCATTCCAGCCATACTTCCAAAGATACATCCTTTGTTAGGCATAGAACCCGCTAGTAATCTTGCTCTGTTGCCACCACCGGCTCCAATCATTTTTCCCATTTTATGTTTTATATATATATTCTAAATATTTTATTTTATGGACTTGTAAATTACAAATAATTATTATTATAATTTTAAAGTAGATTAAATTGAAATGATTTAAAGTTATAAAAATAGTAATAATAAATCATCACAAGCCACTTTTCTATCGCAATCTCTATTTTAACTACATAAAATGTCAAAAGTGTCCAAAAGTTCTGAAAATCCTCATCCTCCTTCCATTCCATCTCCACCTTCTAATTCTCCTAAATTAAATACAACACAAATTTCGCAAAATACTCAAGGAAAAAATATATTGAATGATGCCGACATTATTCAATGCGAAGATGGATATGTCTTCAACCCATATAATTCAGAGAATAGAGAGATTACATTGAGCGAAGTTCAATCTATTCTTTCATCCTATGGTATACCAACACCGCTTCATAACTTTGAACTTTATCGTCGAGCATTTATACATGCTTCTTATACAAAACGTCCACAACTTGAAAATGCAAGAGAAAATATAAAAATAATGCCTCAGCCGCCTAACTGTATGCCTCTCCGAACAAAGTCAAATGAACGTTTAGAATTTCTTGGCGATGGAGTACTAGAATGTGTTACCAAATATTACTTATATCGAAGGTTTCCTAAAGAGAACGAAGGGTTTATGACAGAGAAAAAAATAGCAATTGTAAAAAATGAATCAATCGGAAAACTTGCGCTCGATATGGGTTTGCATAGATGGTTTATTATTTCAAAACACGCGGAAGAAAAACGTACTAGAACAAATCTAAAAAAATTGGGCTGTTTATTTGAAGCATTTATAGGTGCATTATTTCTTGACTTTAATAAGATCACAATACATGATGATGAAAAGTGGTTTGATAATGTATTTGTTACGGGACCCGGATTCCAAATGGCTCAGAAATTTATAGAAGCTGTTTTTGAGAGACATATTGACTGGATATCTCTCATAAAGAATGATGACAATTATAAAAACATATTACAAGTAAAGATTCAGAAAGAATTTAAAACAACTCCTGATTATTTAGAAATACAACACGACATAGATATTGGTTATACAATGGGAGTATATTTATGTTTAGGTAAAGAAATATATCAAGTAGATTATAAAACCGCTGTTAACTATAATGATATCAAGTCATTTACAAAAATCCATGAAATTTGTCAAGAAAAAGGACACGTATTAGTACACTTTGCTTCAGGTACTCACAAGATTAAAAAAAAAGCAGAACAAATGGCATGTGAATACGCATTACAAATAATCTAGTATTATATATTACAATTTATAGATAATATGCATCATAAATAATATTCAAAAATCTTATTATTTTATTATCTTATTTAAAACAATATTTGATTTATAATTTTTTAAATATGTTTATTATTTCTGTTTCTATTTAATTATATTTTTATTCATATATTATAATGGACGCTAATATTGAACTTGAATCCAGAATAGAAAATTTGAAATTAAGATTACAAGAATCTAATACAAAAATAGCTGATCCTGCAAGTGCAACACAATCTGACATGGAAGAAAATAGAGAATTAAAAAGTTCACTAGCAAAACTTCAATCACAGTCACAGTCTCAGAATTTTTCTCTGAAACCAAAATCATATACTGATTTAATGTCTTCGATTACCGAACCTTCATCTGCATCTGCATCCAATGCACCTGTACCCACTACGCCGCGACTACCCGCACCACCAATCGCATCTCTTTTAACACAAGGCGAAGATTTACTTGATACTGAAAACATGAGTGAAGAACAGAAACTACCACAATCACAATTAGATGTTTTACAAGCACCTGATGTAGGAGCAAAAGTACTCCCAAGTCAACGCCCTGGTGTTGATTATGCTGCGCAACAAATGATTAATGCACTTCAAAAACAGTTAGCACCTCCATCTATTTTAGCAAGATTAGAAGAAACAGGTAAACCGGTAAATGTAGCAAAACAAAAACCACGCCAAAGAATTACTATTCGATTCCCTGTACAAAGACAAATAGATCCTAATCTAGGTGAAGGTAGCGATGAACCATCTTACCAACCACCACCAGTAACAGTTATTGACAAACGTTCGGATGATTTAGTAGATCGTAAAAGTATATTAGAAAATTTGCGAGGTGCGTTACCAATCATTATAGCAAAACCTGGTGAAATAAGCAAAGAAAAACAACAAGCAAAATCTGTAAAATTACAACAGCCCATAAAGGAAGTTTCATTTGCAGAAACATCAAGTACATTTCGGCAAATCATAATTATAAAAAAAATGCCAAAGCATATATTTTTGACTGAAGATACATCTTTGCTTCTGGATACATTATCCGATAAACAAGCCGATAAACAAGTCGAAGAAGTATCAGCCGAATTAACAAAGTCGGCAACAGAAGCATTGCAAAAAACCTCGCGCTCAAGAGTAACCGCTAAACCAGAATTTGGTTTAATGTCACACGATATAACTGATATGGAAATTCTTGGGTCGGTAGTAGGAGAAAGACTGCCTCAGAAAAAACATGTAGGAGTCATGGCGTCAGGTTACTATATGAATAATCGTCAAAAATTTATTAATTTTATAAATCAACTATTTATGCCTTATTATGATGAGTTAATTGGTAAACAAGATCAGATATCATGTGACCCTGCAGTAAATTCGGAATTTTCTTTACTAACTCATCAAAAAATAGTTACTGACTACTTAAATATACACACACCATATCGTGGACTTTTATTATATCACGGTCTAGGTAGCGGTAAAACATGCTCTTCTATTGCGATCGCCGAAGGATTAAAAACACATAAAAATATAATTGTGTTAACACCAGCATCTCTACGACGAAACTATATTGAAGAGTTGAAAAAATGTGGCGATGAAATATATAAAAAAAATCAATTCTGGGAATTTGTATCAATTACTAACCCATTAGATCCTATGATAAACACTTTGTCAGCAATATTATCATTACCAAAAGATTTTATTAAGTCTGCAAAAGGTGCATGGCTCGTTAATGTAAAAAAACCTTCTAATTATACTTCATTAAATCGTGATCAATTATCTAGTCTTGAAGCCCAATTGAATAAGATGATAGAAACAAAATATACGTTTTATAATTATAATGGTATGAGGATGAGCACGTTAAAGGCTATGCCGGTTGATTCTAATAATAATCCGTTTAGCGACCACGTTGTAATCATAGATGAAGCACATAATTTTATTAGTCGTATAGTAAATAAACTAAAACGCCCTTCGTCTCTGTCGATGCAAATGTATGATTTATTAATGAACGCTCAAAATGTGAAAATTATTCTCCTTAGTGGAACACCCATTATTAACTACCCGAATGAAGTAGCTGTTATATTTAATATTTTACGAGGATATATAAAAACGTGGAAATTCCCCTTACAAGTTAGTACAAAAGCAGGATCAAAAATCGATAAAAAATCTCTTTCTAAATTATTTGAAACTGTAAATAGTCTTGATTATATGGATTATGATGACAGTTCTCATATACTTACTGTTACTCGTAACCCGTTTGGTTTTGTAAATATGAACGAAAGAGGCGAGTACAATGGTGTTATACGCATAGAATCAGAATCAGAGTCTTCTCACATTAGCGATACAGATTTTGAACGTCTAATTATTTCAACACTCCGTGGAAAAGATATTACTATTCAACCAGCCAGCATTACAGTACAAACATATAAAGCATTACCAGACTCTCTCGATGAATTCCGATCTTATTTTATTGACTCCTCAACCGGTAATCTAAAAAATGTCAATATGTTTATTCGACGTATATTAGGGCTTGCTTCTTATTTTCGTAGTGCACAAGAACAGTTAATGCCTAGATATGATAAATCAGTTAACTTTAGAGTCATTACAATACCTATGAGTGATCATCAATTTGCAGAGTATGAAACAGCACGTAAAGCAGAAAGAAAGTTGGAAAAAAAATCAAAAAGCAAAAAAAGGCCTGTTGCTCCAAAACCTGGTACTGGAGGAGGAGATGATATATATGAAGACGCTGTCTCTTCTTATCGTATTTTTTCGCGTCTTTTTTGTAACTTTGTTTTTCCTACAGAAATACAGAGACCGCGTCCTAAAGATTCCGATGATGTTGAAGGTGCTATAAGGGATGGAGTAACAGAAGAAGATATTGATGCACTCACTGTGTCAGAACGTGTTCAAAATTTAAATGGAGAACACACCGGCGATGATACAGAAGAATTGCAAAAAGACATATCTGCTAAAGTAGATGGATCATACGAAAAACGAATAGCAATAGCAATACAAAAAATAGAACAAAATAAAATGCGATATTTGAGGAGACCCGCGGATGGTGGAGAACTACAGATATATAGTCCTAAATTTTTAGCAATGCTGGAGAATATACAAGATCCTCATCATACGGGTCTTCATTTAGTATATAGCCAGTTTCGATCCCTCGAAGGTATTCGCTTATTTTCGCTCGTACTTGATGCTAATGGATATGCTCGTTTTAGGATAATGAAAAATGATGCAGGAAACTGGGTATGGGATTTAAAAGATGAAGATAAAGGAAAAAGAATGTATGCTCTTTATACCGGCACAGAGACCGATGAGGAACGTGAGATAATAAGAAATATTTTTAATAGTACATGGGATTATATTCCCGTAACTATCAAACAACAACTTGTGCCTAAGTCTAGTAACAATTTTATGGGTGAAATTATAAAAGTTCTTATGATCACTGCTTCAGGCGCGGAAGGTATTAATTTGCGGAATGTTCGATGGGTGCATATTACTGAGCCATATTGGCAACCCGTTAGGATTGAACAAGTTATTGGGAGGGCTAGACGTATATGTAGTCACAATGACCTACCAGAAGAGAATAGAACAGTTAATGTTATGATTTATGTTATGGGTTTTACACCTGATCAACTTGCACAAGATGCATCACTTGAATTAAAATTAAATGATGTTAGTAAGAAAAATTCCGACTTGGCAATAACAACCGACCAAGCTTTATTTGAAATATCCACAATAAAAGAAGAAATTAATCAACAATTACTTATGGCTATAAAACAAGCTTCTATTGACTGTTCTATTCACAGAGATATAGCATCAAAAGAAAAATTACAATGTTTCAGTTTTGGAAATGTTACATCTAACAACTTCTCATATAATCCATCTATTAGTGCTGAAGAATCAGATACTGCTGTTGCACGTAACACAGAAGTAAAACAGTTAAAACTTACTAGTATAACTATGACAGTAGAAGGAGAAAAGAAGAAATTTGCTTTTGATAAAGAAAGTGGCATAGTTTATGACTGGAATAGTTATGAATTGGCAAGAGAAATGGGAGGCGATCCACTAGTCGTTGGTAAATTGATACAAGGCGCAGATGGTAAACAAAAATTTGTAAAAGGAAGTAGTTCTGTATTACGAGAAACAGGAGGAGTTGCTATGGCTGCACCAAAGAGTGTACCCACTGCCGCCGCTTCCGCCGCCGCTTCCGCTGCCCCTCTCGCTCCATCTCTTGCATCATCAACTAAAAAATCAGATAAAGGAGCAGAAAAAAGTAAAGAAGCATCTACAGCTAAAACAAGTTCATCTAGCAAAACTCTTAGTTCAGCAAAAGGTGCATCAGGAGACTCGTGAGAAATTGTAAAATTCAATATAAATTATTACAAATATACGTACAGTAATAATTTATAAATTAACAATATTTTTCTCTCTATTATCATTAGTGAGAATGCTTAATATTTTTTCTTGCATAGTTTTTATTGATTCTATTTCATTTTGAATTTTTATTATTTTTTCCTCTAATTTCTTATATTCTCCCGCTTCTCCTGTGCGCTTCTTTTTTGAATATGGATATATATTATACTCACGCCCTTTGTATTCTGCTGCATCATATCCATTATCATCGCCATCCATACCTTCATATTCATCACTATCACCGCCATCATCATCATCACCGTGATTGTTATTACCCATAATCGTATCAAGTGGAATTGGTTTATATAATAACGAGTTTGAATGACTAATTATATCATTCGTAGGCGACTCTGATTTTATTACTTTTATATTATTTCTCTTTAACTTGGAAAGAATAGACAACTCAATTCCATCTTCGTTATTTTGATTATTTTGATTATTTTGATTATTTGATACTTCCAATCTACGTGACGTACCTGATTCATGCGATTCATTCAACTCACCCGATGTATCTAAAACATTTTCATAATGAACTTTAACATTCGCATCATCATTAAATGTTACACTTTTCTTCGGCGAATCATCTACTATGTTTTTTTTATTCACTGTTTGAACAGGGCGTTTTACATCTTTATTTACAGATGTTCCTTTTAACCAATCCTCGGCATTTTTATCGTTACTACCATTCATATTATTTTGTTCAATATTATTTTTAAGATGATCCAATTCTTGTTGTCTTGAGGCAAGTGCCTCTGCAATCAGTCGCTCCATATCACTACTTGCTAATTTTACATCATTCAAACCACCAACCTTCTTATCTGTAAAATCAATATCCACCGGTTTTTTATTATTTAACATACTGTCCATTTCTTCTTGTTTTTCTTTTAGTCGAACTTCAATTTCTGACATCCTACTTTTCTGTAAATCATCTGCCCTATAAATCTCTTCAATCTTTGGTTTTTTTCCTGAAGAATTATAACGTGGCGGAACAGGTAATATGTTTGATGGCGTATGTTGTACATTATGATTTTCAGTTGGCATACGACTCACTTTAAATTTACCTAATTCTTGAATCATCTTCTTAATAACTGTTTTATTACTATTCATAATCATTTCAGAAGCTTTATTGTCATAATTATCATCACCTTCATCATTATTCTCGAAAAATGTATCAAACACGGGCTTCATTGAATATATAGAAGCCTCAAATATTCTTTTAACATTTTCAAAACTACTGTTTGGTATATCGTTAAACACACCACCTTCTTGTAATAAACCCCATATGATACTTTTGTTATCATTTCTCGTAAAATCTGTAAATGACATATTTATATCTTAATTCTAGATATTAAATACTATATTACATTATGAATAATATTTAATATATTTTATACTCAAATATTATTGTATTGCACCAAATACATATAAAAAAAATAACTATATAATTAATAATAAATCAAATATATTATGAAAGATTCAACAAACTATCACGATTTATCAAACAATATAAATTACTTTGAATTAACAAATATAAAACTATTATTCTTCGATATTTTTTATAAAAATGATAAAATATACCTTGTTATGCCAATATATAATAAACAAGCGGATCATGAACAAATATTTATTAAAGTAGACGATAATCGCTTGAAAATGTCATATTCTTATGTAAAAGATAACAATGAACCAACCCTAATTTATGTTTATGATTATATAATGCATAAAGATACATCAAATACAATTGTTGTAGACGTAGAATGTAATAACATTAAAAAATCATATTTGTTACATCATATTCGAACCACGGATGACCAACCTAAAAAGTTCTTAACTCTTACAACATTATTTAAAAATGATTATAAACTATTTACATTATTTTATAACTACTATAAAAATCAAGGAGTATCGTATTTTTATATGTACTATAATGGTATTTTGACAAAAGAAATTAAAGATATATTTATAAAATATGAAGATGTTACATTAATTGAATGGAATTTTAATTATTGGAATCCTAATATGTACAAGTATTGTCATCACGCACAAATGGGGCAAATACATCACGCTATTTATAGATATGGAAAGGATATGTGTGATTATATGATATTTTGCGACTTGGATGAATATTTGCATATTCCAGAATCAAAGTTTGAAAAAAATGATAACAGTTATAATATTAATTTAACTTTAAAGAAATTTATAGAGAATAATCCATTCATAGAAATATTTGGATTTTGTAATATATGGGCAAATACAATTGATGATAAATATCCTACATCGCATACTTTACCTGATAAAATAGTAATAAATAATCAAATAGATTCATATTCAACTAGAAGTAAGAATATATATAAAATCTCATCGATTGAAACGATTGGAATACATTATATAGGTGAAAATATTACAGATTGTTATAAAAATATAACAGATTTAAGTATGTACCATTTTTATAACTGGTCAAGACAGTATAGAACACTCGAAAATGTAAATACAGAAATTACTCTAAATAAAAATATGTTTCCTCAGGATAACACTATTATAACAAACAACACTATAACAAAAAAGAAAAATAAAAAAAAGAAGAATAAAAAATAAAACTAAATTTAATTATTAATTTTTACAGATCACTATTAAAGTATAATTTTCTAAATTTCTCCATTTCTTCGTCAGGGAATGTATCAACAATAAAATCTTCGGGTTTTTTAACATCGCGTAGTAAGTTAATAATCATAAAAAGCGAATACATACCACATTCAGTTGGTTTTTTCTGATGATGTTTATTATTTTCAATATAACGAAAATCTATACCAGCCACTTTACCTTGTTCTGTAATTTTTTTAATAAGTTTTTTAACTTCTTTTGGTGGAGGATTTCCAGTACTATCAAAAAAGAATATATATTTTTGTTTCAAGTTAACAAACATAGATATCCAATGTGATCCAGATAAATAGTGCGGGTCTGTATTAAAAATAAAACCTATTTTATTTTTTCCATTTCGTATTGATATATTTAAATCAAAGTGACACAATTCCTCCCATACACATTCGCCATACATTTTAGGAGAATCAAAATCTATTGGAGCAGCACCTATAAAATCAAAATAAGGAAACTCTTTTTCATACTGTTTCATCACATTTTCTATATCAATACTATTCAACCATTCATTCGGATTCTTTTTCCAATCATCGGGGCTTTTCGGTGCAAATGTATAGTTAAGCATTTCTTTATCGATACCCGATGAAGCAAAATTCTGTTTTAACCAACACGACTCTTTATTGCATACATTTTTTAAATGTTCTTTCAAAGAAGCCCATATTTCACGAGGTTCATTTGACTTTATTACAACATCAGGATGTCGTGCATTCCATAATGTCTTAAGTTTTATTAATGACTCGTTACTATAACACGTAAAATCATTTTCTTGTAACTTCGGACTACATTTAAGTTTTATAAATCCATCAGGGTATTTTTCAATATCAGGATCATTTTCTTCTTCGAGTTTTGTCGATATCTGCTTACTTGATTTAGAACTTATATTTTCAGCGTATGTTTCACTTTTATTTTTATTTTTATTACGAATACTTTGTTTGTTTTGTTTATTTTTTCTAGTATTGTTTACACCTCTTTGATTTTTGTTTGATTTTTGTATCTTTGTTTTGTTATTTTTTCTATATTTAGTATTGGGTCTCGAACCTTCAACTATAACATTATCTGCAAATTTTAAAATATTACTTATTCTTTTTTGTTTCATCTATATTATATTATTGATATTTTTATCTAACAAAATTTCTATATCACTTTGAGATTTTTTATTAATAACTATAGTATCAATTATAGTATTTTTATCAGAGTTTTGTTTATTGTTGGTATTAGATGTCTTAGAATTCATACCTCCAAATTTTTTAATATCTTTTTTTTTAAACTTTGGGTCATTAAGTTTATAATCTTTGGTCTTAGGTATTACCATCTCTTCCTTTGGAGGGCATGTTTTTATTACAAAATTATCTAATGTTATTACTTTTTTATCCATCTGTTTCATAAATAACTTATTTGCCTCCATTATATTATTTTCATTTTCGTCATCACGTACAACGTTTGTTTCATCATCATCATCATTCGCAGCAATATTCATATCCTTGTACTCACTCTGAATTGTATCCATTGTATCTTTAAATTTAAAATACGTTATACATAATCTTGCATAAGTATTAAAAGCATTTATGATAACATCATCTATGTTAGATGTTTGTGTTGGTGTATTATTGTTTTCTTGTTTAGCATTTTTAGATATACCATTAAATAGTATATCTTTTGTCATCGAAATAATCCGTTTTCTATAAAACTTTTTCTCTTTTTTCAAAACAGAATCATGATCCAAATGGTTTCGTTTAAGATATTTATTATATGTGTCGGAATTTGCCATAATTTCAAGTGTCATATAGTCAACACTATTAATACCATTAATATTATTAAAAGTTGTAGATGCAATATTATTATTTTTTACAGCGTTGATATTTTCCGCAATCTCTGTAATATCACATGCGATTTGAGTATTTGAATTATTCAATGCATTAGTATCCATTTAAGATGCACATATAAAAAATATTATTATTTTACAACGTAATTCGTATTAAAATAATAAAACATCTATATAAAATAAAGATTAGTGTGTGTAAAATTGTTTCTCTTCTTCTGGAACTATATCTTTATTTTCATTTCTAGTATTATTGTTAAAAAACTTATTCCCTAAATTATTAACATTTGGATTGCAATGATCGAATACTTCTCGTTTAAATAGTCCGGGAAAGGGCTGTTTAACCGGATTGGGTGGAACATGTACATTATATAAGTCACTCTTAGATGATGGAACGTATTCGGCTTGTTGACAATCTTGTAACGCAAAAAACTGATTGCGAAGTGTTGATTCAACGTTAACGTTGTTTGCAAAACCATGCCATGGTGCCATATTATTTCCAGGATTAAATGTAGTATGAGGACTAAAAATAGGAAAATTATTTAATGGTACATTCGGTGGTTTGTATTGGTCTAAAATTTGCATGTAACCATACTTTGTAGAAACAGGTGTCTGATAGTAAAAAGGCTGAAGTGGAGCAGATGGAATATTTCTAGATGATATTCGATCATTTATTTCACCATTGCGTTCGTGTTGACAAGAATATAATTTATTTGGAATACCATACATTCTATTACTATTTAAACTAGATACTGAAGCCATTTATATATTTATTATATTATAAATTAATACTATATATTTTTATTCAATTCGTATTAATGTCAACTATTTATAAATATATTATTTTATATTCATAAAAGAGTTAAAGACATCAAAATATTAACATGTAACTACGAGTTATATATTATTCGTCTCAAACATAAAACCCAATGTGTGGTATATTTTTCGTTCAAAAATTTTTAAACAAAGAAACCATAGAGTCATACAAATCTTCTTTACAATATTATCTAAAGTACTATCAAAACGATTTTTATAAACTTTCACATCGAGGACCCGACAACAGTTCGTTTATAAATGACACTTCTAAACTTTCATCTAAAAAATATCATACAATGTGGGGATTTCACCGTCTAGCTATTAATGGTCAAACACCTGAAAGTAATCAGCCATTTTTTATTAAGAATTGTCGCCTTGTCTGTAATGGAGAAATTTACAATTTTCGCAATCTTATAAAAGAATTTGGACTTGAAGAAGAATACAAAAGTCAATCAGATTGCGAGATTATTATTCATCTTTATAAAAAAATTGGTATCCGCGATACATTGCGGCGGCTTGATGGAGTATTTGCGCTTGTTTTGCATGACTATGATACCGAAACTACATATATTGCACGAGACCCTGTGGGTGTACGTTCGCTTTTTATTTCAGGATACAATTATACATACAATAACACGATGATTGTTTCAAGTGAACTAAAAGCAATAAGTGAATGTTTTAGACCAAATGCGAAACAGTTCCCACCTGGTTGTTATGCTATGTATTCTAAAAGTACCACCTTTGACAATGCAAATACTCCCTTTTTTAATTTTTATAGTTACTATGAAAATGTTTCAATAACTCAAAATAATGCAACATTAGAAATTGAACGAATTTATAATTATCCAGTAGTTGAAGATAATGAGGAAAATATCTGTACAAATATTGCCACCTTATTTGAAGAAGCAGTTGTAAAACGATTGATGAGTGATCGCAAAGTAGGTGCGCTTCTTTCGGGAGGGCTGGATAGTTCGTCAGTAGTAGCAATAATGTGTCGTCATATACCTGCAAAAGATTTGAACACATATAGTATCGGATTAAAAGGTTCAACAGACCTTGTATGGGCACGAAAAGTAGCGGATTATTTAGGAACAAATCATCACGAAGTATGTCTTACCGAGGAAGAGTTCCTGGGAGCAATTGAAGATACAATTCAGCAAATTGAAAGTTATGATACTACAACAGTAAGAGCATCCGTACCAAATTATTTAGTAAGTAAGTATATTGCGACAAATACCGATGACTGCGTTATTTATTGCGGAGATATGTCGGATGAGATTTTTGGATCATATCGGGGATTCATGAAAGCACAGACAGAGGAAGATTTTAAACGCGAAAATGAGAGAATGGTTCGTGATGTTTGTTTTTTTGATTTATTGCGTTCCGATAAGAGTATTAGTGGTGCAGGACTAGAAGCGCGCGTACCATTTGCAGACAAGAAATTTTTACAATATGTAATGAGTATCCCCTCCCGATATAAAATGTTCAATGATAACCAAATTGAGAAATATATTTTTAGGAAAGCATTTGATGGGCTTTTACCTGATGATATTTTGTGGCGCAGAAAAGAAGCTTTTAGTGATGGCGTTAGCGGTCATAACAGAAGTTGGTTCCAAATTATTAAAGAACACGTTGATGCTAATATAGAAGATGATGAGTTTTATAACTATAATCGCATTATTACTAAGACACATGCAAATGTTCATAATCAGCCATATGACAAAGAAAGTTATTACTATAGGAATATTTTTGAAAAACTATATCCTAAGTGTGACCATACAATTCCATACTTTTGGCGTCATCCATTTTGCGAAGAAAAAGATCCCTCTGCTCGTTTGTTGACTTGTTACAAACCACAAGAATAATATAATCAATAAATTAATTATTTATAATCTATATAAAATAACCTTTTATGTGTTTAGATGCATAGCACTCTGTAGAATAATGTCCTGGTCTTCCACATCGATAACATACTACACTGTTATTATTTTTTTTAGATATAAACTCGCCTTTAGTATTTTTATTTTTACATGATTTTTCATGAACACTGCAACCGAATGCAGTTGTAAAAGTTCTATCACAGTATTCACAACACCATTCATTTACTTCTTCTTCATCGCTTTCATTATCATCTGATGACTCACTTGCATCTATACTATTTCCAGAAATATCAGTTTTAGCATAACAGTTTTTTATAAAGTGTCCTGGTCTTCCACATCGAGTACATAAATTTTTTGCTCCCCAGATCTCTATTTTTAGAGTTTCAATCTGAAACTCACTGAGTTCCACTTCTACATAGGAACCGCCTCGAACATTATCAATCCCATATCTAGACATATATTCTTTTGTAATCTTGTCTTCTTCAAATGGCGATACATTTTTAATAATCGTTTCAATTGAAATTGGTTTATATTTTTTAGTCCATGCAGAGCCGTTTCCATTTATATGTTGTTCGTATCTATTCGTAATATTCTCACTTTTTCCAATATAATACTTTCCACTTTCAAGACAAAGTACATAAATATTAGTGATGTTACTAGACATTGTTATTGTTATAACATTATATGTTAACAAAACAATCAATTTTTTGTTTATAAAAATATAATTAATTAGTTTTATATTTTTATTTTAGATTGTTATAATTCTCACGAATCTCTCATACTCTATAACACTATGTTTAGAATAATTGCATATGTTGTTTGAGGATAATTATGATACCTGCTAAAGATATTGTGTAGTTGTACAAACTATGATTTACAATCTGAGATGTATTACGCGATTTGCAGAAACACGCCAAACCCATAGATCCGATAGTAATAAGCAATATTACTGACATAGGTACACTTACATAATAAGTATATTGAAGGTAAAAAAGGTATAAAATACCAATTGTACGTAACGCCATGAAAAGTTCCTTGTAGTTAAACATTTTATATATTCTTAAAATATTTTATTTTATTCACGATTTTATAAAATATTATATACAGATAGTATATACTCTATATAAAAATGTCAACCTGCGGAATGCAAACTATACCCCAAAGTGGAGGCTCTCGAAGACGAAGAAGACATACGCGATCGCGTAAAAATAAAACAAGACGCAATGGAAAGTGTCGCGCATGCGTCTGCCCTGGTGGATGCAAACGTTCGACATGCCCTTGTTATCGCAGACGCTCTAAGTCTTGCTGTACAAGGAGATGTCACAGACATGGTTGCAAATGTTAGTAAAATGCATATTTTACATCCAAACATTACATAATCTTATTTCTTATTTTTATAATTACTGTTTTTAGTTATTATAAAAAATTGATAAACATAATAAACATAATTTAGTATGTAAGATTAAGGCAAAACATACTTTGCATCCTTTTAACAACTACCACATATTAAACACATAATGTCAACAACAGAATCTACGCGTCCTTATGATACATCTTTCCGTCTATTGGATTTCAACATATTTGACGAAAAACGCTCAGAAGATGAAAATAGCGATGGAGATGAAGAATGCGAAGAGTCTCGTCACGAAGAAAAAAAATATAAGAAAAATGAGAATTTTACAACTATTCAAATGTTTGGATTAAATGAGAAGGGAGAAACATGTGCTATATTTGTTCGCGATTATCAGCCATTCTTCTATATAAAAGTAG